CATCAGTCATGATCATAAGGCGACCGTAGCGAAGCTCAGATACGCTCGTGTACTCCTTCCCCTGTTGGAGACCCAAAATTTTCTTGAGATCGTTGAACTCTTGGTTGGAGGTCAATTGAGCCACTGAAGAGTCTCTCACATTCTTACACTTGCCACGAAGTGGAAAGACGCCGTAATGGTCTCGGCCCACCACGGATAAACCGGCGACAGCGAGTGTCTTCGCCGAGTCACCCTCTGTGACGATAAGTGTACACTTCCCAGATTGTGCCGTACCAGCCTTGTTCGCATCATCCAATTTGGGAATACCGGTAATCTTAGACTTCCTGGCACCATCAGTCTTCTTGAGTTCTTTCATCTCCTTGAACTTCGAGAGTGCTGTGAGTTCATCAGCGATACCAGTCTTCAAAACATTCTTCACAAAGTTTTTGGGTGGTTCAAACTTCGAACCAAAGTCTGGAGACTTTGAGGTACACTCAGACTTCACCTGACTCGAGAAGGTTGGGTTCTCCAAAGTTGCCTTCACGAAGATGGTGAAAGCGTTCTTCACCTGTTGAGGCTTCAGTTTAATCTTCTTGGCCATATCATCAATGATAGCATTGGCGATATGGTTCGCCACGTGATCGACGTGTGTACCACCCTTCATGGTACAGAGACCGTTCACGAAGGAGACTTGCTCGAGACCATTTTCAGACGGTCCGATACACACTGACCACCGGTCACCGGAGACAGATGCAACTTCTTGGACACCTTCATGCATCTTGGCATAGGCCTCAAAGTTCTGTTTGGGGAGGACATCCCCATTAAACTTCACTTTACAGTTTTGAGTGGTACAGATGTTCGCATCCCAAACTCGCTTCTGGAAAATGTTGTAAATGGTATCGTCCATCTTGGACATTCCAAACCTCTTCCACTCAGGTGTGAATGTAATGGCGACCGATGAAGTAGCACCCGAATGTTTTTTGATTTTTGGTGGGTCACAGACGGTCATGTTCTTTGACCATTTTTGTGTGTACGTTTGCTTCGTTTCGTGATCCTTGATCACGATGGAAAAGTCCGATGAATAAATATTCGCCAACTTGGCACCGTAGCCGTTTCGACCCCCGACGATCCTCTTTTGGGAGTCATCGTAGTTGGTACTCGTGAGGAGGTGTCCAAAGACAAGTTCAGGATTCCAAAGACCTTCCTTCTCGTGCATCTTTACAGAGATCCCACCAAGGGGTCCGTTATTCTCAATAGTCACCGAGCCACTCTCCTTGTCGATGGCGACGGAGATGGAACTGACCTGTTTGGGATGGAGAGAGTTACGATCAATGGCATTGACTAAGATCTCATCAAAGATTTTCAAGAGAGCTGGGGAGTACTTGAGGTTCTTCTTCGAGAACTTTCCACCATCAAGGATCCAGTAGGGTTCGGTACCCTGTTCAACTGGACCGACATAGGAGTCAGGTCTCTTGAGAATGTGTTCGATATGGGTGAGCTTTTGAACACTCTCCATATTTTCTTAGTCTTATTACAACACTAACTTTTAACTTAGGTTAAAAATATTATTTTATAGAAAACTATATGCTCACTCTCACCTCTGCAAAACCAATCTTACCCAAACTCGAGAAGCGTATCAACAAGACCATCGTCAAGTCGGCCGTAAATGTTATCGACAAGGTGTACAAGGATCGGGATTATGCTCGGTTCTATGTCCTTGAGACGGTCGCTCGTGTACCATACTTTTCATTTGTATCGGTTCTACACCTCTACGAAACCTTCGGTGTGTGGCGGAAGGCTGACTTCTTAGAGACGCACTTCGCACAGACCATGAACGAGTATCACCATCTTCTCATCATGGAAGATTTGGGTGGTGATGAACGTTTCATCGATCGCTTCTTCGCACAGCACACAGCCTTCGCATACTACTGGCTGACTTGTCTGTTGTATGTGGTGTCACCGAGGATGGCCTATAATTTGTCTGAACAGGTTGAGGAACACGCCTATCATACCTATGACGAATTCCTCAAACAGAATGGAGCGAGTCTCTCACTCGAGAAGCCACCAGTCGTAGCTGCTAACTATTATGAAGATGTTAACAACTTGTACGACGTCTTCGAGAATGTTCGCAACGATGAAGGTGATCACGTGAAGACCATGCAAGACTGTCAGATTACGCTTCACCAGCAATAGTGGCGAGGTATAGGTCGACTTCACCAGAAAATTCAGGACATTTTTCGACCGTCTTTTTGGTCACCATATCTTGGATGTTAACAATATGTTCCTTGAACTTGATGACATCGACACCAGTCGCGTTGTGGATCTGACTGTCTGAAGCGATATCCTTGGCTGCGTAAAGATACGCTGCAGCATAATTTGCGTGAAGTGTCGCGATGAGCGGCGAAGAATCTTGTTGCGAAGCTGTCGCGTATCGTGCTGACTGACGTATAAGTTTGTCTAAAGATGCACTCGCCACAACACGTCTGTTCTTGGCCAGAGTGTATAACAAGAAGACGGCAATAGCTAGGTAAAGGTAAAACATCTACTTTGTAATATTCAGGGAAAAAAATACCTAAGTGAAGCGTTCATTTTGGTGAATATAAGAAACTAAACCATGGAGATCATTCGAGATGAAATGTGGAACAAGTGCCTTGGTGATGCAACCAAAATGTATCGTCTTGCTGAACCCGACGACAAGTGTCGACACTTGGCGAATGCGACATGGGTCATGAAGAGGCGATACGAGCAGCATGCGAAAAAGAAGAGTGAACGTACGATCGTGTTTATCGATACAGTTCCCGAGGAACCTAGGGTTCAGGTGAAGAATTCAATTTGCACGGCGATGACAATGTCTGGGTCAAGGTGCAAATTCAAAGCTGTGTGTGGGAGTTACTGTCGAAAGCATAACGTTTCCGATAAATTAAAATCACAGTTACTATAAATGTTTGATCAGGATACGCTTAGACCTGTAATAATAGCAATGTCTCTCTACATCATCACAAGTGTCACCGTTCCCCGCTTCGCTACAAAACCAACAAACATTGAAATCATTGATGACATTGTCGCCTTCCTTGTCGCTCAGCGTGGTTCTGTGATGTCCGGAACGATCTTAATGGGTCTTCTCATCTTCGCCGCGAACTACATCGATACCGAATTCTTTTAAGATATTTTCCCGAGACATAATATTTCTCGTATAGGTATGATCCATGTGGGTTAGTCGTTTGTTGTAGGCATCTTCCATGAATTCCAAGAGTTGATCAAAGTTTGGTTTACCCCAAACCATTCCCTTTTTGAAGAGAAAGTCATCATTCTCCAACTCTTGAAGTTCACAATCAATCATGTAAGGCGACTGAAGATATTCACTCGGTCCACCATATCTTGTCGCGATGACGGGTTTATCCCTCATGGCTGCTTCTATAGCACCCATCCCAACACCCTCTGAATTTGAAAAATTTACGTAGCAATCACCGCGACTGTGGATCGTATTCATCGCCTCTTCGGATACGAGACCATTGATGACTTCGACACGTTTCAAATCTATCTTAACATCTTCTTTACATGTTGACTTGACGAGTAAGCGGGTATCTGGTTTATCCAGACGAATGAAGGCTTCAAGGATCTTTTTGAAGTTCTTACGTGGATCCAGAATGTTACCGATATGATAGAATGTATAAGGTGTTTGTGGGATGTATGCATGAATGATGAAAAACTCTTTACCAGGAAACTGGTTCGTCAGTACTCGTTTACAGAATTCACTAGGTACAGCAATACGATCGAAGTGATCAAATAGTCTCCCATAATCCTCGTGGACTGTCTCAGTCTCACAGACGGTCATACATATGATCTGTTTACATTTTGCTTTGATGGATGGTATAAACGTTATGATATCGTCGATTGGTAAGGCAAATATGAATGCCTGATCACATTCTGGGATCTCTTGGTTATAGATGTAGTACTTACTACCTGGGAAGAGATCCATATATTTCTTCGTGTGTTGACCAATTCCACTCAGAAGAGTCGGTCCTATGAAGATCATTATGTATAAAGATAATCTTTCTTTTATATATATAAACATGGAAGCTCTCAAGGATGAAATTCGTGAGGAGATGAACAACGTTCGTGTCGACAAGAAGAAGTTGTATGACCTTCTTCTCAAGATGGTTGACAATTGTGGTGGTGGTTCGGTCTCTGTCGTTGAAGGCCCCCCTGGTCCCGCTGGTCCCGAAGGTCCTCAGGGCCCAGAAGGTCCTCAGGGCCCAGAAGGTCCTCAGGGCTCCGATGGGGTATGCAAGTGCCCTGCCCCCAAGAAACCCGTCAAGAAGTCGTCTGTAGCTTAAAGATTAAACCATACATTAGGATATAGTAGCCACCATAGCTCAGTCGGAAGAGCGCGGACTTTGTAAGTCCGAGGTAGAGGGATCGAAACCCTCTGGTGGCATATATCCAATTAGCTCAGTTGGTTAGAGCACAGTGCTTATACATTTGTATATTTACATAGAGTCAAATCTATATAAGGCACGCTGGGGTCACGGGTTCGAGCCCCGTATTGGATAATGGACCTATGCCATAGGTGTAGGACTACCACCCTTGTTTACCATGTATATGAAGCTCCCTAAAATAGCCAGTATGGCAAGAACCAGGTACCCGAAGGGGTATTTCTTCTTTTCTTCTTGTGCTTTGTCGGGTAGTTTTCGCACATTCATGTTGAGTACTTCAATCTTATTCGTAAGTTTTTCAAGAGCTTGAAGTATTTGGACATTTTTGTCTTTCGGTTTTTCTCGTGGGTTGACTGTAGTAATTTCAACTATCATGTGCCAGTTATATTCGGGTTTTAGGAGGTGGTACGTATGATCGTCTCGGTGTTCGAATATCTGGAAGTTTAGTTGTTTGATTGAGATGGGGTTGAAGTAATTTGTTTTCCTCGGATAACTTCGCCATTGTTTGTCTGTTTGAATGGTCGATGATGAGTGTCTGTAGTGACACTCTAGTGGGATACGTTCGAGTATCTGTCCATGCTTTTCACTCAGAAGTTGTGCAGCCTTTGGAATGTCTGGACACACTATATCTATGTATTCGGGAATGTCACCTTCTCTGTCATCGTTGTTTTTATTAGCCTCACCTACACTCGTGACGTAAAAATCAACCATCTTGATACCGATGACGCGACCCATATCCTCTATATGTGTGTTAGACTCTAGTGTTAAGTTATACGAGAATGTATTGTTACTTCCAGTCACGTAATGTGAATCGAGTATCATGTACTGTGTCTTTTTTGGTAAATCGTCGAGCGACATTCTAACATATGTATATACTTTTTTTGCCTAAGTTTATGAACAGGTCCATACTACCAAAATGGAATCAACACTCAATACGTTCAAACAGCTTCGACGCAACGCCTTCATTGCGTGTGGCAATGTGTCCGTGTATGATAACATCATACATGACATCGAAGCATTGTTACACGAAGACGACGAACGCTACATGCGAGACGCATTGATCGAAACAATGAAGCAAGAATATGATAACATCGACAAGGCTGCCTGGTATGAAGAACATTTCGACACATGGATCCCCATGCCTGAGCGGCAAGACTGTGATATGTTTTCTCTCGAAGATCGTCTTCGTTATGCACAGTGTAGGGTTGAAATGTTTGACCACCTCGAGCGTACCTTTAAGAAAAGGGTGTTCCCTAATTTAGCAGAGAGACTTGAATTCTTTTAAAGATTTAGTGACTATGTAATACATAATATGTCTCAAGCAATTGGTATCGATCTCGGAACTACGTACTCTTGTGTTGGTGTCTGGCAGCATGATCGTGTAGAAATTATTTCAAACGATCAAGGTAACCGAACTACACCTTCCTATGTGGCTTTTACGGATGATGAGCGTCTCATTGGCGACGCCGCAAAAAATCAGACTGCTATGAATCCCAAGAATACTGTATTTGATGCGAAGCGTCTCATCGGTCGTAAATTCTCTGACAAAAAGGTCCAAGATGACATGAAGGATTGGTCGTATGAGGTTATTGCTGGTCCGGGTGACAAGCCTATGATCAACGTCGAGTCTCATGGTGAAAAGAAAACCTTTTCACCCGAAGAGATTTCTTCGATGGTGTTGACTAAGATGAAGGATATTGCCGAGTCTTTCATGGGTAAGACGGTGAAGGATGCGGTTGTCACCGTCCCTGCGTACTTCAACGATTCACAGAGACAGGCTACGAAGGATGCTGCAGCCATCGCGGGTCTTAACTGTCTTCGGATCATCAACGAGCCTACAGCTGCCGCCATTGCCTATGGTCTTGATAAGAATAAGGATGAAGATAAGAATGTTCTCATCTTCGATCTTGGTGGGGGTACCTTCGATGTGTCGCTTCTAAACATCGAGGGTGGGATCTTCGAAGTGAAGGCGACTGCTGGTGATACACATCTCGGTGGTGAAGACTTTGATGCTCGCCTTCTCCGACATTTTTCCGAAGAGTTCAAACGGAAACATAAAAAGGATCTCTCCGGAAACGCTCGAGCCCTTCGTCGTTTACGCACAGCCTGTGAACGTGCGAAGCGTACCCTGTCGTCGACTTCACAGACGACAGTTGAGATTGATTCATTGTTTGAGGGTATCGACTTTTATTCGTCGATCACTCGTGCTCGTTTCGAGGATCTGAATGCTGACCTCTTTCGGAAGTGTATGGAGCCTGTTGAACAGGTTATCCGTGATGCGAAGATGGACAAGGCGAAGGTTGATGAAGTTGTTTTGGTTGGTGGTTCGACGAGGATTCCCAAGATTCAACAAATGCTCTCGAGTTTCTTCAATGGTAAGGAGCTCAACAAATCGATCAACCCAGATGAAGCCGTTGCCTATGGTGCTGCTGTTCAGGCTGCTATCCTTTCGGGTGTTGATAACAGTAACGTCCAGGATCTCCTGCTTTTGGATGTTGCTCCAGTTTCTCTCGGACTCGAGACTGCCGGTGGTGTCATGACGAAAATCATTGAGCGGAACACGACGATCCCATCGAAGAAGGAGCAAGTCTTTTCGACGTATTCGGACAACCAACCTGGTGTGTTCATCCAAGTATATGAAGGTGAGCGTGCTCGTGCTAAGGACAATCATCTACTGGGTACCTTCGAACTATCCGGCATCCCACCTGCACCCCGTGGCGTTCCACAGATTAGTGTGTGCTTCGACATTGACGCGAATGGTATTTTGAATGTAACAGCCGAGGATAAGGCTTCTGGAAAGTCGGAGAAGATTGTCATCACGAATGACAAGGGTCGTCTATCCAAAGAGGATATCGAACGCATGGTCCAGGATGCTGAAAAGTACAAGGAGGAGGACCAGGCGTACGAGAAGAAGGTGACTGCTATGAATGGTTTGGAAACGTCGACCTATGGTATGCGTAATATGATTGATGGTGAAGAGTGTCCCTTTAGTGAGGACAACAAGACGAAGATTAGGGAAAAGGTTGATGAGACGATCCAATGGATTGACAATAACCGTTCTGCCGAAGTTGACGAGATTGAACATAAGCAGAAAGAGTTGACTGACCTACTGGCGTCGTGTCAGGAACAGAAGGGTCCCACGATCGACGAGATGGATTAAATGTTGACGTATATAAATGCCAACTGTCAAACAGATTCAGAACTCGAAGAAGAAATTGAAAACTACACCCAAACCCAAGGGTAACAAACCCAAACTTCCCAACAAGATGACCTACCTCATAATTCTGGCAGACCCGAAGACGAAGCGTGACAAGGAATTCTTGAAGATGGTTCGTCAACATGTCAATACAAAATAAAGTCCCGGAACGTTACAATCTCTTTGTCTATGATGAGTTTGCAAAACTCTCGTTCAATAGTCGATAGTGTTAATGCATTTAATGTCGTATGTATATACAACCCGTGAATTGTAATACCTATGACATCAAGACGGGTGAGAATTTCTACTAGATTTTCAAAATCCAATATCGCGAGACCCATCATGAACTTACCCTTTGAGAATGAATATGTTTTATCGGGTTCATGGTTGAGTAGATGTTTCTTGATGAAACGCTCAACTTCATTCTGTGGATCTTGACCAATCTGATTGGCCTGCTCAGAAAACGCATCGAATCCGTAGGCGATTTGTTTCAAGAACATTTTCTTGTGTTGGGGCAACGACATCTTAAAGTTGGTGAGTATTATTTATTTAAAGGGTCTACATGTATTTAAATTATATGATCTACGTTCCCGACCCGGATGCTGCCGTAGGGAATTTATCCCTGGTTTATGCTACACATATACTGATGACGCGGGGTGAGGGAGGAATCCACCCCGACGTATATAAATATGGAAGAGATCGGGCATTCATTTTTCATAACGTGACCGATGAAGGTGTTTTAGAAATGAAGGGGTTTATCAATGCATTCATTCACCTGCGTTTTCCAGGGATTGGTGATATCATGCGAAAATGTATTCAGCCAACCATTCAAATGCAAAAGATGATAGACACACACTGGGATGTCGTAAAAGATTGTGTCTCTGGGTTCCATATCCGTCGAGGAACGAGTGCTGAAGATAGTTCCAAATTTGCTCGCGTACCATTTGCATCCGATGAGGCTGTCGAGAGCATGATACAAACAGCTTTGAATATTGATCAACCGGTATTTATTATGAGTGATTCAGTATCTACTCGTGAACATTTTCTTAAGAGCGTACCCAAGGCTATATCCTTAAATCTGGAAATAGGATTTACAGCTTCGGAATTTTCACAAGAGACTGAAAACCCGGTTGAAGAGGATCTTGACATCAAGATGAATAGTATTCTCGAATGGTTCATCATGTCGAAGATGCCCAAGATTTATACGACCATGGGTGGGGTATGTGGTCGTAACGTACCCGA